CGATGTCGATCACCGCGCGCACCTGGAAGTTCCGGCCTTCATAGACAAGCCGCTGCTTGGCCGTGATGTCGTTTCTGTAGCGCATGAAGAAGTGGTGCGTAACGGCGGACTCAAGCTGCTGCCCGAAGTACCGTTCATTACCCGACACAGGTCTGAGCGCACCACGCACGTTGGATGCGTGCGTCGTCCAGCTCCCTTCGACACCGCCCTGTCCATCGGCGATCGCGGGAGGATTCTGGAACTCAACAATGTGCCGAAGCATCCCTGCTGTCAGGTCGCAGCACTTCATGTCTTCATCACCTTGTAGGGTTTCCAGAAGCCGAGCGCTCCGCTGTTCTTGAGCGCGTCGTCGATGTCGCACGCACCGCGGTGCTCGTACTGGAAAGCAGCGTAGGCTTTGATGCCGTTGACGATCGCTGCCGGGATGCTGCCAACTCCAGCATATCCGGCGATGAATTGCGCTTCCACCGAGTCCAGCACGCGATAGTCAATGCTCGGCCAGGTGTATCCAGTCCGCAACCCAACCATCGGTGGACGAGACACAGCACTGAAGAAATACGACGCAGCATCGGCGACCGTCTCGCTGTCGTCGTTGGCGAAGAACTTCATGTGCGTCACGCTCTGCACCGGCCAGCGGGCGAACGCGAACATGTTCGGCAGACGGTGTACGTTCACCGTCGGACCATCGCGCACACCGTCCCACCAGTCGTCGGGCGCACGCACGACGTCGTACTTCTGCCGCCACGTTTGGGTCAGCAGTGCTACGCCGAGTGTTTTCTCGCAAACATCCGCTGCTGCTCCGATCAACGGCTCGAGCAACGGATCAGATGTGGAGCAGCCGATCCAAGCTGCCAGCGCGGCTGCTGTCAACGGCTGCTCGGTTGCAGCCGTAAGAAGCTGAAGCTTGGACGACTGCATGTCTTACTCCTTTCGCCCTTTGTTTTCTTCTGGCTTGCGCGCCTTGTCTTCCGTCTTGCCGAGCAGGCCTTTGCGCTCGGCGTAGGCGTAGGCGTCGTCGGGCAACTCCTGCTCGCCGACTGCGAACGTCGTGGGATTGACGCCATCCACGGCGTACCTGAACTCCTTCTTCACCGTTGCTGTTTTCATTCCTGTTCTCCTTTCATGGGAAAAATCGCACGCAGGTGGTAAGCCTGCGTGCGATGTGTTTCACAGCCCTGGTGTTACTCGGCCGGCGTGATGTCCAGCTTGCCGAGAAGGATCACGCCTCCGACGGCCACGCTCGTGCCGCTGTTGAGCGTGAGCACCACACGCAGGTATCGCTTGCCGCCGCGATACCCCACCTTGACCGCCGACGCCGCCAGCAGCACCGACGGGAAAGCGCCCACCAGGTCTTCCGCGGCGACATCCGCCGAGTCGCTGAGTCCGGAATCGTTCCCGTGCACCAGCTTCGGCGTCATGTTGCCCGACGCGACGATCGCGCCGACGTTGAGCAGCACCGTCGCTGCGTCCGCGCCGCGCGTGTCGACGATCGCCAGCGCAGCCTGCGTCGCCGCATACACGGCAGGCGGCACGGCCAGCACCGGATCGACTTGCGTTGCCATTTCGCGATTCATGCTTCTTTCTCCTTTCAGGGTTGCAGCTCGGCTCAGTCGCCGAACTGGGCGACTTTGATCGCCTCGTGGTTGATGACGTCGCCGCCCACGCGCTTGGTGGTGTAGAACTTCACGTACGGCTTGGCGGTGTACGGATCGCGCAGCACGCGAATGCCGATGCGATCGACGATCTGGTACGCGGCGCCGAAGTTGCCGAACGCGATCGCCAGCGCATCGGCGACGTTGTAGTTCGGCATGTCGTTGAAGGCCACGACGGGGAATCCCAGGATCGTGATACGCAGTCCCTGCGTCACGTCCATCTGCATGTGGTAGTTCCCGTCGGTATCCTTCAGCTTCCGGGCCGCGGCCCGCGTGAAGCGGTTCATGGCCCAGATCGCGCCGTTGAGGTACTCATCCTTCATCTTCCCGAGCAGGTCGAAGAAGATGTCCGGGCCGGCCGGCGCCGCTGCGAAGTTCGCATCGACTCCGGTCTTGACGCGCTCGATGACTTTCCACGCGCCTTTGGTCGGCACGCCGTCGGCGTAGGTGAGAAAGCCGCGCGGCTTGCCGTTGCCGTCGCCGACGACGAAAGCGTTGGCTTCGTCGCGAGCGAACTTCACCGACACCTTGCCGGACAGCCACGCCTCCGGATCGACCATGCTGTCGTCCAGCAGCTTCTGCGTCGCACGCGGTTCGGCGTACAGCTCGTGCGTCGGAATGCGCCACTGGCCGGTCTGCGGCGTGGTCGTCTCGGCACGCGTGCCGCGCTCGCTGACCCATCCGCTGCCGGCTTCGTCCAGGTCATAGTCGCCTTCCAGGGCATCCGTGCTGATCCCCTGCACGGCGGCGTACTGCCGCATCGGGGACGACTCGAACACCTTGGTAACGATGCGCCCGGTCGTATCGGGCATGACCCAGTAGCCGCCATCGGCGTTGCTGTCCACGCTCATGGCTTTCGCCTGGAACTCGGCCAGCTTGCCGGTGCTGCCCTTGCGCATGTAGTGCTGGAGCGCCTTCTTGTGCTCCACGTACACGGCTTCGTCGGCCTTCTCGACCTCGATGCCGTACATGGCGGCGTACTCGGCCATGTGCTTCGCTTCGACCTTGTTCGCCTGACCGCCGGCGCCAGTGGAGATGCGCTTGAGCGTCGCTTCGAGCGCGTCGGCGCGTGCCTTGATCGCTTTGACCTCGGCTTCGCCGGCCTCCAGCTTCGTCAGCATGCCTTCGATAGCCGTATTGGCCTTGTCCACCTTCCCCACGAGCAGGGGATCGGCGCGGCCTTTGGCTTCGACCTGCTTCAGGCGTTCGTCGTTGGCCTTCTTGAATTCCTCGAAGGCGCGAGCCACTTCCTCGATGGTCGCTGCGCCGGCGCCTTCGGCAACGAGCATCGCGCCCGCGGCTTCCGGTCCGACGTAGTGGCCCGTTCCGACGATCACCAGGGCAGCGATCGTCGCCAGCACCATCCAGTGCCAGTTGTGTTGCACGTACGATTTCATGCTCATGCTCCTTTGCTGAGTTGATTGGAATAGTCGCGCAGCGATGCAATCAGCTTCGCCGCTTCCTTCTCTTCCACAGGCTCGCCCTGTTTCCTGCACTTTGCGACAAACGCCGTCGCGGCACTGCGAGTAAACCCAGCCTCACGCAGGATTTCCTCGAATTCTTTGAGAGACTTCAAGCCGGCGATCAACTCCGGCGTAATCAGTCCGGTGTTCTTCACGTCAGTCACACGCGCTGCGGGATTCGCCGCAGCAGTGACGATGCTCACCTCGAGCAGCTCCAACTCGGTGATGACCCTGATCGGACGGTCATCCTTGTCTTTGCCGTTCTTCGACTTGCGCGTGATGAAGCCGATGCTCAGACCGCTCACGGCCTTGTGCTTCATCAATGCGCGCGCTTCCCTCGCCTTCTGCACTTCGTCCACGAGCAGCAGGCCTTCGACAGCCAGTCCGTGGTCGTCTTCTTCCATCGCCTTGTACGGGCCGACAGGATTGCGGAAGTCGTGTTGCCAGACAACAGGCGGAAGCGCCTTGCGCTTCTTCCAGTCGCTGAGCGTCTTCTTGAATGCGCCTTTGACGATCATGTCCTGGTCCAGGTCGATGACGTCGAACACGCTCGCGTACCCCTTGAAGGTGCCGTCGGCATCCAGCGTGTCGGCCTTGAATTCGCACTGCGCTTCGAACCGCTTGAATTCAGGTTTCATAGTTCCTCTCAGTCCACGATGAAGCCGGTCGTGCACCGGCAGTTGATTGTTTGTTCCGGCGATCCACCGGCGTCGCCTGGGTACATCAGCAACTCACCTCCGACAGTGAACGGTTGCTCAAGCGCAACAATTTGCCCATCCGCCGCGGCGTGATCGTCGCGCGTACGCTCGTCCATCGCGGCGATCCATTCGCGCTTCATATCTTTTCTCCCCAGCGACTCGGCAGCGAAGAGCTGCGCCGCATTCGCCGCGGTGTGCGTTTCAGTGCGCGCGATTATAGCAGAGCGCACTTTACCGATCGTTCCACCCAGGTCGGAGCGGATGCGCCTGGCTGTCTCCGCCACGCCCAGGCCTTCTTCGCGCGCCGCACGGATGATCGAGCGCAGTTGGATGCGCGTCGTCGTGCCGATCTGCGACACCTTCTTCGCACCGACTTCGCCGATCCACGTCAGCACCAGTCGTTCGAACGACGACACAGTACGAGCCTTTCCCGCAGCGTCAATCACCAGCTTGCCATACTTCGGCATCCCTTCCATATACGAAGCACGCAGCAACTGGCCGATCCTCTGATCGTGCATCGTCATGTTACTCATTGGATCGACTCCGCGCGCGGCCGCGGCAGCCGAGTCCACAGCCACGCGTGTGAACTCGGCAAGCAACCGCCCTTTGAGCGCTCGCTCGCGTGGCATGGTCAACGCCATCGTGCGCCGCCATGCAGTCGAAGGTGGGCCGAGCAAGCGCCTCATTTTCCGTACGCAATCCTGTGCGCCTTTTTCAAGAGGTTGACATTACGTGCCTTGGTAAGACGAAGTACAGCACGCATGACCTGCTTTTCAACCTGAGTCGCCGGCGGCTTCGGCGGCTTCGGCGGCTTGCCATTCTGCGGCGGAACTCCCGGCATCATGGGCAGAGGCTCGGGCTTCGGCGGCTCGTGCTCTTCCGCCGGGCCGATCAACGCCTGCGCTTCCTGCGCGTCGATCGTCGGGAAGGATACGAGGATGATTTCGATTGCGCTCTCGGCCGGCAGCGCGCCGTCTACGACAGCCTGGACGATGGCGACGAGCGCCTGGATTTGCGCGCCGTTCAATGCAAGGTCTTGCACGGTTCCGTCCTGCGGCACAGCACCGAGCGCGCCTTCTCCTTCCGCAGGCGCAGGTGCAGCTGCGGGGTCGCCTTCCTCCGGCGCAGGCGCAGTTTCTTCGAGCGATGCATCGGCGAACGTCGTCGCCATGTCCAGCGGAATCTTCGCAGCCGACACGAAGATCAAAGAAGCAGGGTTGTTGTCAGCCGGTTTGTATTCCTCATAGCCGAGCGCATCGCGCTTCTCGTCGATGCTGAGAAACTCGGCATTGCTGATCTTGTCCCACAACGACTCACGCCGCGGCGCAAGTGCAGGAATACGATCTTCATCGAAGCCGATGCGGTAGCCTTCGAATCCCGGCATCGACTCCAGCCAGTTGGTCAACGCTTCGGCGTGCCTTGTCAGGAGAGGAATGACGGCATCCTCGTAGAGTGCCATCCGCGCTTCCTTGTAGTTATTGTACGTTTGCTGCCCCGGCACGCCGACAAGTTGCTCAGGCACGCTGTAGCCGATGGCAATTTCGCGCGCAGACATCTCCTTGCCACCCTTCCAATCCATGTCCATCTGCGTGAGCATCATCTGCACCCACTTCAATCCGCCGGTCAAAAGCATCGGCCGGCCTTGGCGCTTCGGCCCGCGCGCGTCTGCCCATCCGCCGCTGCCGTAGCCTTCTTCGATTTCCTTTTTCAGGCGCTCGTAGTTCTCTTCGTCCAGGTCGCCTTGCCCCTCATATTGAAGAGCGCCGCTCGGCCTGGCACCGTTCTGGAGCAGCGCGAAGTTCCACGCCGTCGCTTCGTTGTGCGAGTCCACCGACATCGACATCGCCTCAAGGGGAGATTGCCCATACCAGTCATCGAGCGGATTGAATCGCTTGACGTGCAGGATGTCCGAGATGCCGGTGACAGGGTCGACATCCCATTTCTTTTTCTCCTGGTTGACAGTGTATTCGAACGCAGCCGGCGTGCCGAACTTTCCCGGCACGATCTTCATACGATCGGGGCGATGCGTCCACAGCTCGGCGATGCGCTTGCCGCTGTCCACTCCCACGCGTTCCATGTAGCAATTGCCGGCAAGAAGGTCGTACGCATAGTGCGCTTCGAACAGCTCGCGGCCACTCTGCATCGGATTCGGCTTGCGAAGCAGATTCAGAATTTCATGCTCTTCGATTTCATCTTTGTCTCTGTACAACAGCCACGGTACGGACGCGGCGGACGATGCGATCAGCTGGATGCACCTGAACGCAACGATGTTGCGCTGGTAGGCCTCCTTGCTGAACACCGC